CGGGGGTGGGCTGGGTGGTGCCGTAGAGATCGATCTGGGCCTGGTTGGTGGCGTCCCCCACCAGCAGGGCCAGGCGGGCATTGAGCGCGGGAACGCGCACGGCGGCGTCCACGGCGTCGGAGTGTGCGGTTGAGATGTCCATGGTTATGGCCTGTTCACGTTGGTGAGAATGACCAGCTCGGCCCCGTCTTCGCCGTCACCGGCGGGGATCTCGGAGGGCTGGAGGCTCTGGGCAATCCACACCTCGGCGGCGGCGGCCTCGGTCACGAAGTGGATGGTATTACCCGTGCTCCACCCGCCCCCATTGGCGGCGGCGGGGATGGTGAGATACGGCCGCCCACCGATCCAGGTTCCAGACCCCTCGTCGTAGGTTCGAGTCCGCGGATTGATCGGGGCGATGTCGTCGCCCACCGGGGTGAACTCGCCGGACCACACCTTGCCGACCTTATCGCCGATCAGCTCGAAGGTGTTGCTGGATCCGCTGGTGCAGCGCAGCACCCAGATCTGCGTCTCGGCCCCATCGTTGTCAACGGTGGGTGGATGGTTCAGAAAGTCCATCGTCGCGATGGACGAATCGCCGACCGGGTAGTCCAGGAACTCGCCATTCCAGGTGGCCTGGTCCCACGTGGAGACGACTCGTGCCCAGCGGTCGCCCAGCGGCAGCGGCGCGGCCACGATGGTCTCGTCCGCCGGGTAGTCGTGGGTGATGGGCAGATTGACCTCCACGATGCCGCCGATCTGTACATCGGCACACACCACCAGGTCGCTGATCCAGCTTTCCACGGTGATGGGCTGGGCGATGCCGGCCACGTCCGGGAATGTCACGGCGCCGGTGGCATGGTCCAGCTCCCAGCCGCTGGTGATCTCGTCGCCGTTGGCGTCATAGGGCCGCACCCAGGAGACGCGTGGCCGGGTGGCGATGCTGTCGCCGTTGGCAATGGTGGCCGGCGCGGTGGTCTGCGGGTGCATGATCTCTATCGGCTCGCCGGGGCGAAAGATCAGGATGCGCCCATCGGGTGGCAGCTGGGTGGTGGGGATGCCCACCAGCTCCTCGGGTACGGGCAACGATTGGAGCGCCACGGTGTTGTAGACCAGGGTCGGATCGACCTGCCTGGGCCGCCAGATGGTGCCATCGCCCTGCACGTTGGCCGCGTCGTACCACCATTCCGCCTTCTCGTCGTCCGTCAGATTGGCATCCACCACCCACTCCCCGAACGTGCAATCGACCACGCCGAATTGGGTATTCACGGACCCCTCGGCGGGTCCACCGGTGAGGTTGCCGTCTGCGTCATCGGTGAGGCTCAGCAGTTCGCCATCCGCCGCGGTGGCCAGGATCTGGGTCGCCTGCACCGCCAGGGGGGCCGACGCGGTGCGAAAATAGACCGCATCCGCCAGCCACTGGCCGCGCCGGGATAACAGGGAGGTCACCTCCACCGCCCCGGCGCCGGGGGTGTAGTCCGTCAGCTCCACCACACCGCTTTCGTAATCGATGGCCCCAGCCTCGGTGCCTGCCCCTGTCGCCGGATCGATGTCGGTATAGAGGATGCCGTCCCCACGGTCCTCGTAGGTCTGGCCGTTCCACGAAAACTGGACGCTATTGGGCACCACCTGCCGGGTGGCGATGGGCGGCAACAGGCGCAGGGAGATGGCGGGGGCGGCGATGGTGGTGGAGACGCTGGTGGTGCCGGTGCCGGCCTGGGCGTAGCTCAATACCACGATGCCGATGAAGTTGGTGCTTGTCTCCTCGCTCCAGTCGCCGCTGTTCCAGCTCTCCTGGTCTACCAGCGGAATGACCGGCAGCACGATCTCGCCAGTGGCATAGGTCACGATGCCATCCACCCCGATACCGCCCTGCCCATCGTCGGTGAGGGTGTGGCGGAACCGGGTGCTACTGGATTCGGCATTGGGAACCACCGCCTTGACGGTCTGACTGCAGTTGAGGCCGGCGCCCGCTGGTGTGCAGGTCTCCCCCATGATGAAATCCTTGCCCGTCGCGGTGCGCAAACTCTGGGTGTACCAGGTGCAGGTGACGGTACCCGGCTCCACCGCCTCGGCGGCGTCCAGGGTGACCAGGCCGGCGGATGCCGACAGCCCGGTGATGGTGTAGGTGTTGGTGGCGCGGGTGTCGTAATCCGCCGCGATGCTGGTGCCCGGGTCAGGCTGCGCATCGGTGAACAGCTCCAGGCGTCCAGTGGCGTGGGTGATGGTGCCCTCGGCATCGCCGGAGATCAGGCCGTCGAGATCCGCCGTGGCCATCTTCGCAACCCCGCCACTGGTCCAGGAGAGGGCGAGGGTGCCCGGTGCGATGGCCTCGCCGAATTCGTGGTCGATGCGCGGTGCGGTCTGCAGGTCGGCGGCCCCCACCAGCTGCTCGAAATGCGCCTCGGTGCCCCAGGAATCGAGCACGATACTGCCCACATCGGGCAGCGCGGCCAGGGTGACGGTGCGGGTGCCGGTCACATAGTCAATCGTGCCGGACCCGGCCCCCACGGAGGTGGAGGTGAGGTTGCCGGCGCCATCGTCGACCAGCTGGTACCAGCGCCCGGCGGCGTAGTAGTCCAGGGTGTAGGCCCCCGGCTTGGGGATGGGCCGCAGGGTGTCGACGTAGTTCAGGCGACGGTTTTCCGCGGTGACCTTGAAGGCCCGGGTGTGCATGGCCTCGGAGACCTGCACCTCCCGCGCCCCGGCGTCGAGGGTGATCGTCAGCGCCGGATTGGTCGGCTGGTTGGCCAGCGGCTCCTCGGATCGATTGCTGGGGGCCAGCTGGGCGAACACCGAGTCCACGTTGAGCGTCTTGTCGCCGATGCTGGCGGCCTGGGTCAGCACCCGGCTGCCGTAGCCACGGAACGCATCCGATACGCCGGTATCGCGCAGCCGGGCCTCCTCGTTGTCGTAATCGAACTTGAAGGAGCGCACCGGTTCATGGCCCTGGTAGCCGTTCTGCAGCGGCTGTTCCAGGGTCATGCGCACCTCCCAATAGCTGTAGTAACCATTGGCGTCGTAGGTCTCCCGCTCGTAATACTCCACATCCACCACGCGCACGTATTCGCTGGTTTCGTTCGGCCCGCCCTCGTCGCTCGATACCTGCAGCACCCGGTTACGCGGGGGCAGTTCGCTGTTGGGCGGCTGGATTACGGACAGCAGGCTCTGCCCGGCGTTGTGCCTGCCCAGCAGCGCGCCGGGCCACTGGACCTGGGCCACGTAGTAGCCGGCGGCATAGTCGACGGCATCGGCGCGGGTGTCGAATGCGTCGTTGCGGCGAAACAAAACATAGTCCTTGAAGGGGTCGGTGGGCAACTGGTTGATCGCCAGGCGGGATCCCAGCACCTTGTCGGTATCGAAGGTGCGCACCCGCATGCCGACCTTGCGCGCCCTCCATCTACCCGTCGCGCGGTCGAGATCTGAGACATCGGGGAACAGGTTGTTCATCACCCCGCTTTCGATGGCGTTGCCGGTCAGGGCGCCGCCGCCTTCGGGTACGTCGTCCATGACTTGGGATTCGACCAGTTCCAGGTTCTCGCGTTGGATGGGCATTACTGCACCTCGATGAATTTCAGGTTATTGATTACGTACCAGTCGGCGTCGACGGGATCTGCAAGGCCGCCGAGCACGGTGCCCGGGGTGTCGATTGGCGTATTGCTGGCGTGGTCCCAGCGGACGGTGAATTGGCGGGCGTCGTGCAGGGTCAGGGCCATCTGGGCATCGGCGGCGAGCCAGGCGCGCAGGGCCTCGAGCTCGGCCCGGGTGACCCAGACCTCCCGGTTGTGGCCTGACAGGGTGATGGGCCGTCCGGCCTGCCGGGTGGCCTCCTCCACGATCAACGCCCCGCCGGCGCTGTACTGTCGGGTCTGGGCGATGGGCGTCCAGGCGTATTCGTCGGACCAGTGGAGATCCTCGGAGAGGTTGATCGTCTCGGTGTTGTAGGTCAGGGTGATGGCCATGTAGTTTTTCGTTCAGGCAATGAAAAACCCGCCGGGGCGGGTTGGTCGGGTGGTGGTATGGGGGTCGTCTATCCGCCGGCCATGCTGAGGCGTTCCAGCTCGCTCATTAGTCGGTCCAGGTCGTCGCTGCTGCCCTCGGTGGCGTCCACGGCGAAGCTCTTGCCGCCGATCTGGAATTCGTGGCGCACGGTGCGGGCGGGCGTCGTGGATGGGTCCGGCTTGGCATTGGCCTGGAGGTTGAACGCCGCCCGCTCAATCAGTCCGCGGGCCTGGTTGTCGAGCTGGATCTCGTTGGCGAATTTTCCGCTCAATGCGCCGGTCTCCTTGGCCAGCCGCTCGTACTCGCGCACGAAGTCGTCGCCCAGTTGATCCGCCAGCCGGTTGAACTGGTCCACCACGCCGCTGGGGACGCCGATGCCGGTGAGCGGGGCCTGGTAGTCGCTGCCGGAATCCTGGTCTCCTGGGGGCGGGACGCTGCTTGCCGCTTCCGCCTCCTGCCGATATTCTCGTGCCGACTTCGCGGCATCCCTGAACGACTTCGCGCCTCGATACCCTGCATCCTCCATTGATCGACCGGCCTCTGCCGCCGCGTCTTTCGCCTCATACAGCCATTTGGTCAGCCCGAGCGTGGCAGCCTCTGCGTCGAGCATGGTGATCTTTGCGTGATCGCCGGACTCAATAACGGCCGCTGCCATGCGCTTGAACGCCACCTCCTGATCGCGGGCCGACCGAAACCCGGCCTCGCGCGCCTCAGCATAGGCCCCCATCAGGTTACCGGCGATCTGGTTTGCTGCCTGCTGCGACACGATGCCCAGCTCGCGAAACGGATCGGCAACGCCAGCTGCCTTGCTGCCCAGCACATCCAGCTTTTGCCCCAGCCGCTCGAACGCGCCTTCGCTGAGCGCGCCAGACTCCCGCAGCGCCTCCACCCGCTGGCGAACCGCCTCGACGGCCTGCTGGCTGTTGGCGGTATCGGCGAGACGGGACAGCGCCGCCTCCATCACGTCGCCCGTCACACGCCCGCTGGCGGCCAGCTGATCGACGGTCTGGGCGGTGTTGCGGAACTCGCTGGAGAGCCCCGTCAGGATCTCTTGCGAGTCGACTCCGAGCCGCTTGAGGGATTCCTGGTTCACGGCGTCGATCACCGTGCCCAGCCCGCGAACCGATTCCTCGCTTCCGCTGAACTCCTTATGGATCGTATCCGAAAACCGCGTCAGCTCCTCGCCGGACATTTCCGCCAGCGCCTCGGACCAGGCGGCCTGGACATCCGAGGCGCCGATGGTTCCGGCCTCGGTGGCGGCCTGCAAACCCTTGGCGATGGCGACCACCTGGTCGCCGCTCTTCGTGCCGATCTTGTCCAGTTGCTTGAGGGCGGCATCGGTGGCCTTTGCGCCCGCCTCGATCTGTTTTCCCACCGCCTCGACCACCTTGCCGGTGGCGGTGGCCAGTTTGTCCCCCGCGTCGGTGGCCACGGCGGCACCCTCGGCGGTTTTCTGCCCGGCCTGGGCGGCGGCATTGCCGGAGCGATCCCAGGCGGCCTTGATGTCGGCGGTGTCCTGTTCGATCTCCAGCTTCAGTTGTTCCACCGTCGAGGCGGCGGCGATGGCCTGGGCCTCGAATTGCGCGGCCGTGTCGCCGGTGGTGATCGTGGCCATCAGTCTGTTCCAGGCCTCGATTGCCTGAAATGCGCGCATCACGATGGAGGTGAGGGCGATATCGATGGAGTTGGCGGCGGTGGAGATCACCGCGCCGATGGTATCCATGTTTTCGGCCAACGACATCAGAGCATCAGAAACTTCAGCAGACACGCTCCCTGCATCGTCTGCGGTGCCTATATATTGGAGCCATGCGTTTTCGACGGTGGTGATTGCGCTGGCGATGGTCGGCGTGACCTTTTCGTATTCGGCGGCGATGTCGGTGGCCTGTCCCGATAGCGCATTGACCAGCTTGTCGGCAGTCAACTCGCCCTGCTCTGCCATGGCGCGCAGTTCGCCGGTGGACACCCCGAGGGACGCTGCCAGCGCCTCGGCGAGCCGCGGGGCGTTCTCCATCACCGAGTTGAATTCGTCGCCCCGGAGAACGCCGGATGCCAACGCCTGGGCAAACTGCCGCGTCCCGCCGGCGGCTTCCGTCGCACTCGCCCCGCTGATCTGGAACGATTGCGAGACGGTGCGGGTGATGTCGATCACCTCTTGCTGGGATAACCCCAGCTCTTTGGTGTTGCGCGCCACCTTGGCATAGAGATCGACGGTGGCAGTCAGGTCGGTGCGGGTGTCCTGCGAGACCTCGAACAACCGCTCGCGCACAGAGACCAGTTCCTCCTCGGTCTGCGTCACCTGCCGTAGGGCGCTGTTCAGCTGACTCCACTCGTCAGCCTGCTGTGATAGTGCGCGCACCCCCTGCAGTCCGGCATAGGCCCCGATGAATGCCTTAATGCTGCCGGACAGCCCGTCGATTCTCGGCTTGAGTGCATCCAGGCTCTTGCGCTGCTTTGCGCCCGCCAGATCCGCTGCCTCGCCGGTCTTACCGTACTGGCGTTGCAGGTCCTGCAGCTTGAGCTTGGCCTCGCCGGTGGAGCGGGAGAGCTGGACCTGATTCTTGACCGCGTTGGTGGTGGAGAGGTTGTAGGCCTTGAGCCGCCCGGAGAGGTTGGACAACTGGCCGCCGAGCTGTTTCTTGCGCTCCAGCAGGTCGCGCACCCGGGCGGCCTGTTTCTGGTAACTGGCGGTGAGGCGCTGGGAGGGCTTCTCGGCGGCGTCGTACTGGGCCTTGAGTTCCCGCAGGCGTTTGGTCTGCTCGCCCAGCTGATCCGCGGTCCTGCCCAGGGCTTTCTGCAGGGCCTGGAGCTGGTTGTTCAGCGCCTGCTTTTTGCCCAGCGCGTCGAACTCCCGGGCGAGCGGGGCCGCGGCCTCGGCGGCCTCGTCCGACACCTCCGCGACTTTTTGCAGGTCGGCGGACAGAATGCGGATATTGCCCTCGCCGGTGGTCTCGGTGGAGAGCAGGAGTTTGACTTCGTGTTGGTTGGGCATTTTGGTTCAGGCAATAAAAAACCCGCCAGGGCGGGTTTTGGTGTGGAGGATGGGTTGTTATGGATGCGTTTACTGGGTCCGTTTAATTCGTGCCTGGCCCCTTTAATTCCGGATCTGGCCCTCGCCGGTGGTCTCGGTGGAGAGCAGGAGCTTGACTTCGTGTTGGTTGGGCATTTTGGTTCAGGCAATAAAAGCCATCCGGGTGGAATTAGCAGTAATTATCACAGCGGCCTCCGCAGTCGCCCCTTGCCGCGGACCATTTTCTCTGCTTCCCCACGCGCCTCCTGCCGCTTCTCCTGGATATACGTCTCCAGCTGTGTTGCGGTCATCGGCTCCGTTGGCATTGGGATAGGTGTTGCCGCCTCAACCGCCTCAATCGCATCAATCGCCTCCTCTCGAAACCGCTCCTCGATTGCGGCCTGCCCTGCGGCTAGGATGTCCACGGGGTTGGCGACAGTCTCTGCCGGTCGGTATGTAATGATAAACGAGCCATCCTGTTCCTGCCGGGCCGGCGGAATCAGCTCTCCACCGCTCACCCGCAGGTCGTCGACAAACGCCCGCGCCGCCGTGGCATCCGCCGCGACATGCTCCTGCTCCGCTCCCAGCTGCGTCGTCTCTGGCGTCCATCCCGATTTGATCGCCGCAGCTCGATACAGGCCGTCAACGGTTAGCCCGTCCGGCAGCTCAATCACAAGTTCTTCAATCATCCAATCCTCCAATCAGTGCCGTCAGAGTAAACTGGCACGGTGTTTGCCCCACTGCCAGCGACAACGCTGCCAAATGCCGTTGCATTTGCGTCTGTCACCATTCCGCGCACCCCAGCCCCAGCCGTTGATGCGCTTGGCAACTCAGATACCAGGCAGGGCGCAATATGCGTCAGCGGCGCGGAGTCCGTAACGCCCAGGGAGTCGATTTGTTTTCGGCGGTAGATGCCGGTCGTATCGTCCCACCAGTCCACTGTCAGACGAGCGCCAGCCGCCGGTGTTTCCATCCCTGCATCTAGCGGCTCCGACTCTACAGTAGAGATAAATACCGCTCTATCATCTCGCACAGATAACGCGGTATTTTCGTCACCATCCTGGAACTTGGTCGAGTAAGTTAGTGAGTCGTTTCCTGGGCCGACTACGTGAAGACGGGCTGTTGGGGTTATTTCTCCTATCCCTACATTTCCAGTCTCATCAATTAACAAATTTACGTCTGAGACATGATTACCAGCCCCCTGAGAGCTTATGAAGAACTTACCGTATCTATTAGCATGGTCGGTTATTTGTATCCCCATTGCCCCAACCGAATTCGAGTGCCCTGTTCCAAAATTTAATCTAACCCAATTGTTGTTAATTGCCTTTTGGTTTGCTAAGTATATCCCAGCATAAGTAACGCCTAACGAAGTCGATGAAGATGGTGCATCTGCAAATATAGCTTGTTTTTGTATATTTAGTTCTCTAATAACCGAAAGTTTATGTTCTGGCGTATCAGTCCCTATCCCCACATTACCCGTCAGATCAGACGGATAGAGATAGCCGTTAACCGCGTCTTCGGTCCAATACGACGCCACCGTGCCCGGCGTCCACTGCCCAGTGGCATCATCCCAGATAATGGCCTGTCCATCGGTTGCGCCGTCCTGTCCCAGATCAGAGGGGGCGGTGCTGTGTGGGTTGCCCGTTGCGGCGATATGGGCAGTAAGGGCCGGGTGGTCGTAGTCGAGCAGGTGCTGTGCATCACCAGCGGAGGCAGTGCCGATCGGCTCGTAGGCAGCGTCGCCCTCAGTCGCTCTCAGGTATTGTCCGTGCGGGTCGGGCGCGGTGAGGTGGGCATTCATGGCGTCTAGCGCGGTGCCGGCGGGGTCTGCGTCCACGTCTGCGGCGCTCGGCATTGGGTGGACGTGATCGGCGCGGGACGCATCGGCAGACACCCCGGGGGCCGCTACGCCCAGCACGGCGGGGTCAGCATCAGACAGGGCTGCGCTCTCCGCCGCGGGACCAGTCGGGCCTGTCAGACCCTGCGAGACGCGGATCACCCGCGTGCCGTCCTGGTCGATGCGGACAATCGGCAGGGACGCTCGCTTGATCAGATCTGCGTCGGACATTGGCCGATACCTCCATCAGATACGACAGCCAGGCCGGCGACTAGCCGCCAGCGCTCGCCCAGCGGGTCAGTGACCCACAGCCGAAACGATCCGCAGGTCCAGGTGAGCGCGTCCACGGTAGCGCGTGGCAGGGTGATTGTGACGCGCCCGGTTGGCGGGTCGCTGGTGTCGAGAGTGACCGCGCCCGCGTCAGCCGGGATGGCCAGCAGGACGTTCCCGGCATCGTCGACGATCTCAGCCTCTGCGCTGTAGCCCGCCCAACCCACTGCGGTGCCGTCGCTATTCTCCAGCGCAAACTGGGCGCGGAAGTCCTCTCCGCGCACGAGCAGGATGTTGGCCGCGGCCGGCAGGCGGGCGTTGAGCACGTTTGCGGTCATGGGTCAGACTCCTCCAGCGCCGCCGGTGGACTGGTAGAACGCGATAGCGGCGGCAATCGCGCCGGTGGGGCCGAGCCAAGCAATAATTTTGCGCACTGTGCGCCACTGGCTCAGTTCCTCCTCCAGGCTGCGCAGCCGGGAAAACAACTCGTCGTGGGCGCGGCGGATCTCGGACACGTCATCGCGCACGCCGCGCTGGTCTGCCTCCACGGTTATCAGGCGCTCAAGCAGCTCGGTCTGCTTGCGTTGCACCTCCTCGATGCGACCAAGGCCCTTGAGCATCTCGGTCTGGAAATCGTAATCCGTCATTACTGTACCCCGTTCTTTTGCGCCAATCTCGACAGCTTAATGCACTGACTAACGGCTATAGATGGCGAGGCTATTGCAATCACAGCAAGCGCGAAGAAAATAATAAAAAACATAGCCCTGTTTGTGATTTCGGTCACCATCACAACTCTCCCACCGGCGGATAGCTCGGCTCTACGATGATCGGGTCCGGCTGGGTGACGATTACCGGGTCGGTGGGTGGTACGATGATCGGCGCGGGTTGCTCTACCACGGTCGGGCTGGGCTGCTCCACGATGGCAGGCGCTGGCTGCTCCACCACCACGGGCGCGGGCTGGTCGAATTGGACCGGATCTGGCACATGCTGCAACGCCCCGGCGATACCCGCCCCGGTACTCTCGACGAGCCACCGAGCGGCATGGCCGCCGGCGACGATGCCGCCCACGGTGCCAACGGTCTTGAGCGCGTCGGATGCTACGCCGGCCCACGGGTTCTGCGGGGCGTGGATTGCCCTACTTGCGCCGTCCGGATTGGCCACCTTGATCGTCATCACGCGGTCACTCCCCGGGACAGGGATCGCCGCATCCAGCAGCAGTTGGGGCGCGCGCTTGGCCATCTCGATATTGGCAGTCGCCACCCTGGCACGCAGCTCGGCATCGGTAGCGCACCCGGACAGGGCCACGGCGGCGATCATCAGGACCATGCGGATCATGTAGCGCATGTCAGCCTCCCAACTCGCGGCGCTTGTCTTCCAGCGCCCACAGTTCTTTTTCGAGACGCGTCTTTTCGTTCACCTTATCGGTGATCTCCTGTCGCACGTCGACCAGCATCCGGCGACGCTCCTGTATCGACCGATCAATCACGCGCAGCGCCTCGCGACGGCCACCGCGAAACGGGTTCTTCGGTATCCGGATCATTGGTACTCTCCCGTCTCCATCTGCCGGGCCAGCTCGCGGGCTCGGTTGCCGACCTGGCGCGCCCACTTGCTGTCCAGCATCTCGGCGGCGGCGTCCGCCCAGTTCTCGGTCTGCATGGCGGCGATGGCGTTGCGGAAACCGCGGAACCGGGCAAGGCCGAGATTGAATACCATGTTGAGCACCACGTTCTTGCGCGGGGCACTCAGTCGGTCATACCAGGGGAACGCCTGCTCCACCTCCCGCTCCACCCGCTGGATGTCGTTATCCAGCAGCGCCATGGCCTCGCCCTGGGTGATGCCCACATCGTCCAGGTTGCGGCCCACACCGATGGTCAGTTTCCCGGCGGTGCATCGGTATGGCTTGAGGCGCAGCCCCTCATGTTTCACCAGCTGCCGGTGCAGCTCGATCAGTCGCTGTGTCATTGGTCAGCTCCTTGATTCTTTGTTCCAGTTCCGCGATCCGTTGGCGCGCCGCCTCCAGCTTTCGCTGGCATTCTTTCCATTCGTTCCAGGTATTGGGCTGGATTAGGCGCGGGTCGGTGGAGGGCATTTGCGCTACGGTGTCGCCGGCGGGGTACAGGTCCAGTCGGCAGGCGCCAGCTGCACGCCGTAGCGCTGCTGGGCGGCATGGCGCAGACCATCCGGCGCGTCGTCGATATAAATCTCCAGCGCCCGGCCGGCGATCCGCGAGGCCTTGGTGTCCGGCGTGGCGATGGCCTCCAACACGTCGCGGGCCGCCACGTCGATGGCGATGTCGGTGATGCCGGACTCGGCGATATGCTTCTTGGCCTCCCGGATCTGGTCGATGCAGCCGACGGTGCCGGTGAGGGTGATGAGGGCCACGAGGGCGGTGAGAACGAGTTGCTTGGGGTTCATGGGTTTCAGTCTCCAGAAATGAAAACGGCCCCGCGGGGCCGTTGGGTGGATGTTGATTTTTGCCGCCTTGTTTTAAGGTCAAAAAAATCAACACCGGGGCGGATTACTGCTCCTCTTCGTAGTAGTACGCCACCGTCTCGCCGTCGGGGGTCACCAGGTCGCCGGAAAGCTCGAAGCTGGCAAAGTCATCGCCGCCGATCAGCGGGATCTCGCCCGACGGGGCGAGCACGGCCTTCTTGAAGATCGCCCGACACCGCTTGCCGGTGGCGAGGTTCTTCCCGTCGAGGCGGATGTAGGCGGTGATGTCCGTCTCCTGGTTGGCGTTGACGCGGCTGGAGGTGGTGGCCGCCTTGGTGTAGTCGACGTGGAGCACGTCGGCGGCGTTGATCGAGCCGGTGGAGAGGAACTTGATCAGCCCGGAGTCGAGATCCAGGGTGTAATCGGTATCCAGCACGTAGGTGGTGGTGTCGGTGGCGTCCTGGACCACCACGCTGCTAATGGCGTGGCTGGCGAGCTTGATCCATACGTCGAGCTGGCTGGCGGTCACCGCCTCATCGGTCACGTCGCCGGCGGTTTGCGAGACGCTCTCCACCGACCCGAGCAGTGCATAGGCCATCACGGAGGCGCTCATCTCGTCGGTGGTGAGGGTGATCGACGGGGAGCCGGGAATGACCACCGAGTCGAGGTTCTGCTGGTAGCTGTCGCGCAGATAGCTCTTGCGCTGCAGCCGGTTGGCATCACCGACCGATACGGTGAGGTTTGGCACGTTGATGGGGCCAATGAAGACATTGGAGCGCGAGCCGTCAACATAGCGATCGAGGATCACGTTGCCGGCGAGGATCAGACCAGACATAGCGGGTTCTCCCTAGATTGGATAAGGCACGGTGGCCTTGATTTCGAAGTTCAGAACCACCTCGACCCAGCCGAGGGGGTTCTCCAGAACGCTGCGGTCGCGGTAGTAGAAGAGATGCCGGTCTCCCGGCTTCCATGGGGGCATGAGTGCCTGGATTACGGCGAAGATCATTTCGCCGATCTCCACATCGGTGTATTCGTCCTTGCTGTTCGGCTTGTAGCGGCCGACCAGCATCACCAGGGACCAGTCCTGGCGCTCTTCCAGGTTGAGGCTGGCCTTGCCTTCCATGGCGGCATCCGGCATCTGCACGAACACCGCGGGCGACATCCGAAGCGGGGTCCGTTCTCCCAACAGCAGCCGGGACGATCCGATGGTGGTGAATATTCCGCCCTGGCTGAGGTACCCGCACTGCTCCTCCAGGCGAGCAATGATGGCGGGCGAATAGGCGTGCAGGTTGTCCATCAGCGGTTGCCCTTCACGTTGAGTTCGTAGTTGAGCTCCTGGGCCAGCACCGTATCGAGGCGCTGTTCGGCATCGCCTTCGAGGTGGGCGTAGTCACCGGCGTTGCCGATCTCGACGGTGGCTTCATAGATCGGCAGCCGGGACTTCCCAGAGCGCTGGAAGATGCCGCGGTGGCCGCTGGCCATCGTGGCCACGAAACCGCCCTCGAAGAAGTGGCTGCGGGCTCTCGCCCCCCGCTTCATCTGACGCAGCGGCTTGAGGTAGCCGGAGCGGATGGGGTTGATGCCCATCCAGAGTTCGCCCTGCAGGGTCTTCTGAGTGGCGAGTCGGGTATAGACCCGGTGGGCCTTGATGGCCCGCACCGGCACGTCGTACTGCGCGGCCACCTCGCGGGCGACCTGGGTGGATAACCAGTTCAGGGTCTTGTTGGTGGCGCGCACCGCCGCCCGTTTGGCCGCGGGCTGGGTCTCCAGCAGGGCGGCCACGGTCTCGCGCACGCCATCGAGTTCGAAGGTGAGCAGCATCAGGCCTCCTGCAGGGTGAGTTCGGTGAGGCCGTGGCCGTCGGGCTTGGGGTCTTCGGTGACGCGGTAGGACCGGCCACGAATCAATACCTCCGCGCCCAGCTCCACGCCGCTGGTCTCGGCATCCTCGGTGCGAATGAGCACCGCGGGGGTGAAGACCTCCAGATCCATTCGGCTAACCCGCGCGCCCGCGTGGTCGAGGCGTGGAAGCCCGGTGACCGGGTAGTCCACGCCGCCGACCGTGAGGGTGACGGGTTCGCCAAAGGTGGCGAGATTGCTCTCCACCACCTTGGCCATCCTTTCAGCGTGGGTTGTCATCAGGTCCGCTTGCCACGCAGCAGCATCTCGGGACGTTTGCAGATGAACAGCGGATAGCTGTACACCTCCAGATCTACCCACATATCGCGCTCCCGATCCGGAACGACCATGGAGTAAAGCGGCTGACCCATGGCGCCGATCTGCGAGAACGACTCGCCTGGGCTCAGAGCGACCTCGAACACGCCATTGCCGGAGCCTCCTGGGAAGAAGCGGCAGTGGTCGGCATTTACCGCGACGGTTGAGCCGTCATCTGTGCCGCGGTAGCGCTCGAACAGGATGCCGCCGAAGTAGAACGACTCGTTATCGTAGCTGCCACGAAGTTCGGCAGCGGCAACCCAGTTCTTGTAGGTCTCCCGCACCTCGGGGTGGGCGATCAGGTCGTCCCAGAAGGCCTCACCACAAAGGCCATGCACTACGCCATAGCGCGCCCCCTTCGCAGCCTTTTCCATGGTGCGCACCACCTGCTGGCATTTCTTGCGCAGTGCCCCGCTTGCTGGGGAGGCGTTATCCAGGTCGAAGTCGATCAGTGCGGGCTCTGTAATGCCCCACTCGTCGAACCAGTCGATGATGACCGAGCCATCGGCATCAAGCACCTTGCCCTGCACCGCGCCCATGCGATGACTCTCCCAGGTCAGTTCCACCTCAGACACCAGTCCTGCGGGACCGGACATGCGTCGCGCCATCTCGGAGACCAGCGCCTTGACCTGCCCATCGGTGTTGAACTCGCGAACGAACTGCAGCTCGGAGGATTCGATATGATCCTGCTTGGCGATGCGGTTGGTCTGAAAGTAGCGTACCTTGCGCTTCTCGTTCTTGCGCTGGGCAAGCGGAGCACCGCGCGGCGAGGTCTGGATCAGGGAGAGAGTGCCCTCCTGCTCCTCGATGCCAACCACCTCGGTGCGCAGCGGGCGAGGGGTAAAGATGCCCAGCTCGCCAAGGCGAGAGGGCTTAAACGGGACCTTGTTGACCGCCGCGGTCATCTCCACCAGATGGAATGCGTTGGCGTTGAAAATATCGGAAAAAGGCATGATCGTTCTCCTCTATCAGCGGGCGATGATGCCCTTGGTCTTGAGCTGCCCCAGGGCGGTTGCCTTCTGGGCCTCGGTAATGCCGTCAGGCCACACCAGCTCCTGCTCGTTGACGACGGTATCTCGGGAGGTGATCACCGCGTCCTGCTCTTCGGCAGAGGCATCCACCGCGTCGAACAGGATGGCGGCGGCACTCTCAGTACCGTCGCTGGCCGCCGGGTCGAGTTCGGCGTACTCACCCAGCACCACATCGACGGTAAAGGCGTCTCCCGCGGCGAAGTCGGTGGCGCCGTCGGAGATCGTCAGGTTGATGTGACTGGAGAGGTAGGCGACGCCGACGGTGAGATCGGCCAGGGCGTTGCCATTGGGATCCACCACGGAAAAGGTCCCGCCATTGGCCGCCGCCGCGGTGCAGGTCACGGTGTAGACGCCGTTGATGGCGTCCGGCCCCAGGGTGACGGCGGATGCCGAACCGTCTCCGGTATTGCCAGCATCGGCTGCCACCGTGTTGGCGTTGGCGATCTGTCCCAGCACCGCACCGGCTTGCAGGTTGTTGCCCGCCGCCAGCCGTACCGACTCGCGGCAGAAATTGACGGAACGCTCTTCGACGATGTATTCGCCGGCGTGATTCTGTTCGGTTGCATAGAGAGGCATGGTGGCTTACTCCTTTGGAATGGACGCATCCCACAGGGCGGATGCACTGGCTTCTTGGTTGCCCTTGGGATCGGGCGGGGCTTCGGTGGAGTCGGCGGCGATGTCCGTCAGGGAGACGCCCCGCTCCCGCGCGGCCTTCATGGCGGCCATGGCGTAGGCCTCGGGGGTGTCGCCATCCTTGATCGCCTTGGCGGTCTCATCGCTGAGATTCGCACCGGCGAGGTCGAGGATGGTGGAGATGCGGGTGCGTTCGGCCTTGGTGGCTTCGGACTGAATATCCTCGCCAGACTTCTTGATCTCTCCATAAGCCGCCGCTTGTTTATCCTCGCCCTCCTTGATCAGGGCAGCTGCCACTTCTGGAGACTCGAACTTGACGGATTCGACGGTGATCGGCGAAGCCTCCAAGGTTACGGTCCCGGTCTTTTCGGCGGCCGGTGCGCCGTGGTTGCTCTTCGACATGAAGTAGCTCCTCTGGTGATTGCTGGCGGAACCGGCCAGTTCGGTGAGTAAACTCTCGAAGTCGCCCAGGCGGTCGGCGATACCGGCCTCTACGGCGGCCTGCCCCACCAGAATGCCGCCCTGGCCGAAGTCGGATGCCACGGTCTCGACGGTCACGCCACGGTTGCGGGCGACGGATTGGAGAAACACCTCCTCGATGGCGTTGGCGCGGGCCTGGATCTCCTGCAGACCCTTTTCCTCGGTTGGGGCGGCGCGCTTGAGGGGCGCGCGGCTGGAGACCACCTCAATGCGCTTGCGCCCAGCCTTCTTGTCCGCCTCGCTGTAATCGGTGTAGCCGAACACCACGCCGATACTGCCCAGCTCGGCGGTGGCGTCGATAACGATCTCGGAGGCGGCAGAGGTGAACCAGTAGTGGGCCGATGCCGCCATGCCGGCGACGTAGGCGACCACCGGTTTGTCACCGGCGCGGGCGTCGAAGACCTGGTTGGCGAACTCGTGGATCCCCGCCGCCTGCCCGCCGGGGCCATCGGCGTAGAGGATGATCGCCTGCACCTCGGGGGACTCGAGGGCGGTGCGGAAGTCCTGGGCCAGCATCTGCAACGACTGGGTACCCGAAACCATGCTGAACAGGTTGCCGTAGCGGATCAGCGGGCCGATGGCCTGAACGATCGCCACGCCATCGCGCACCCGCACCCGGGTGGCCCCTTCCAGCCGATCACCGGGCATGGCATCCAGCGCCTCGAAGCGCTGTTCCCGCTGATCCATGACCGCGTGAATATCACCCTCACGCTGGGCGATGCCGGAGATAACCTCAAGCCAGTCAGGCTGGATCGCCCAGGGCTGGGATAGGATGTGGTCGAGGGCTCTGTTCATGGGTTTCTTGCGGGCAATAAAAAACCCGCCTCGGCGGGTTGGTGATTTCTGAAATGTCAACCGGTGAACGTTTTTAGTAACACGTGGAGAACTGTGGTTACTCCACCTCTTCACCGCTAGTTGTTTCGGGCTTATTGGCGGTCTTCGCACTCTCCTGAATTCCTTTGTCCCGCAGGAATTCCTCTTCGTCAGCCAATCCCTCGGCCACCACGTCCCAATCCTCGCCAAGCATCCGCTGGGTCTCGATGCGACGGTTGGAGAGGCGACCGGCGATCATCTCCCGGGCTGCCTTGGCCTCTTTCAGTTCGTCGATCGCGCCCCGCGCCGGGCCGGTCCAGGTCACACGCTGGTAGGCGGCACGCCGGATGGGGTCGGTATAGCCGGTGACGGGGATCTTGCCGCTGGCGACCAGTTCGTCGAACCAGATGGCGCGCCAGGGGTCGGCGAGCTGGGTGACGAGCCATTGCCGACGGGTGGTGTAGAAGCGCCAGGCCTGGAGCATGGCGGCGCGGGCGGCGCTGTAGCTGGAGGAGTAGTAGAGCAGCAGCTCTTCGGCGGGGATCTCCAGCGCCGCGCCGATCTCCTTGATGATGGCGAAGAAGAAGCCTTCGTAGTTGGCGTTGGGGCGGCCCGGGTTGGCGGTGTTGGCCTTTTCGCCGGCATCGAGCCCGACCACCGCGCCGTTGCCCAGGGCGATCTCGCCCTCTTCCAGGGGGACGTTTTCATCTTCGCCGGATTCGAGCTCCTCGAGGGGGTCGTTGGGGTCCTCGTGGGATTCACTGTCGCGCTCGATGAAGACGGTGAACATGCCGGCCACCACGGCGGCGGTAAGTTCGGCCTGGCTGTACTGTTCGAGCTTGGCCAGCGGCTCCAGGATGGGCGCGAGAAAAGGCGCGCCGCGTACCGCGCCGATGTCGGCCTTGTCGTTCCAGATGTGCAGGGCGCGGCGCACGCCGGTGCGCTGGCCGAACACGCGCACCGGTTTCCAGGTGGTGAGGTTGCCGGCGCTGGGCGGATCGCTCGGGTGGCTGGAGGCGATGTGGTAGATCACCGGGCCGCCCAGGGCATCGAGCTGGATGCCGTTGATCAGGGTATCGGTATCGGCCTGGTGGTCGGGATTACTGACCCGGGCGCCGTCGATGAGCTGGAGCTTGGTGCCGAAGATGCAGCCGGGGCGCTTCTTGAAGGGGGTCAGACCAAAGCAGTCGCCGGCGAGCATGCTGGACACCAGCGCCAGGGATTGCAGCTGGTAGGCGTTGAGAGTGGCCTCGGCGTCGCATTCCCGCGGATCGTTGGCATAGAGCCGCCAGTGGCGGTCGATGGTGCGGTTGAGTTCCTTGCCCTGCTCTTCGCTGATGCCCAGGGTCTTCCAGTCCACCGAGGCGGAGGGGCGCAGGCCGGTGCCGACGATGGCGGTGCGCGAGCGCATGATCGCCGCTCGGGCGATGGGCTGGTTGCGAAAGGCGTCTCGCGAACGTGCCGCCAGGGTGCGCTTTTCGCCCTCGGGCAGGTCGGACTTGCCGGAGCCGAGGCCGGGGATCCAGCCGCGCAGGCTGCGCAGGGTGCGTGAGGCGCCGCGCCAGCGAGTCTCCGATCCGGTGAGATTGGCCAGCGCCTTGTAGCGCTGGCTGGCCAGTTCGCGTTCCAGGGCGGCCTTGGGGGCGATCGCCGCCAGGGCGTTGTTGATCAGGTTACCCATTGGTTGGTACCACGTAGGCGATGCGGCGTTTGCCGCGACGGCCGGAGGCGCTCAGGGCCTCTTTCTGAGCCAGCGGTCGGAGGTACTGTTCGCGACGCTGGAGGGCGTCCAGGCGGGCACGTACCAGGGCCTGCGCATCCACGCCGCGGTTTTCCTGGCCCATGCTCAGCACTTCGCTGATGGCGGCCTGCACTTCTTCGAGTTGTTGGGTGTAGGTCTTGATGGCCATGCGGCTCTATCCGTTGATGCCGCGGCTGAATTGCCGCCGGCGTTTGTTGGGTCGCTTGCGTGGGGCCGGTTTGGCATCGGGCTCTTCCGGGGCGCTTCGCATGCGATTGGAGCGTCGCCCGGCGCCCAGGGTGCGGGCGGTGACATAGGCCATGCCCTCGGCGTCGAGCTTGTGGTTGTCGCCATGGGCCACCCAGAGGATCCCACCGGAGGGCTTGGAGACCCGCTGCTCGGCGACGATCTGTTTGCAGTAGTCTTCGCTGATGCCATCGAACAGCAGCCAGGCGCCGGGTTCACCGTTGAGCTGTTCAAGCTGATGCGCGCGGGCCTCCCTGGGAACCTCGGCGAGCTGATCGTTCATCCAGCGGATGCGCCCATGGACGAAGGATTTGGCGATGTCGGTATTGAAGTGCCAGAGCCGGATGCCGTTCTTGATGGTGTGGCCGTCCTTGTCGAGGTCGATCAGCACCGAGTTGAATACCTTGTCGAGCTTGTCGCGCCCCTTGAGGGCGATGGCATTGGCGTGGATCAGGCAGAAGTCGTAGGCCATGTTGGCGCGGTAGCCGGAGTCCACCCCCATGCGGGCGATGCGCAGGCCGCCCCATTCGTGGTCGAGCAGGTCACCCAACTGGTGCCAGACATCGTGCTGATCGGTGGCACCCATCAGCACATCCTCTTCCAGCAGTACCGAGGCCATGCCCGGACCCCAGCCACGCACGACGTATTCGATGCGATCCTTCTGCACATCGGCACCGGCGGTGATGAGGCGTACCCAGTCGGGGACGCTGCCCGGTTTGAGGCTGGGTAAGGCGCAGTTCTGTACCGATTGCCAGTCCGGGGCGTCGCCCTTGATTCGGAAGAGTTCGCCGAAGTCGGTGTTGATCACCGCCTGGATGCGCTCGGGCTCGGCGCTGGCAACCGCCCGGATCCATTTGGCGGCGAGAAAGCCGTAGGTCTTCTTGGGGCTGAAGCTGCACAGGCCGGAGACCCAGAAGGTGGCGTCGGTCTCGCCGGGCGGCAGCTTGGCGTTGCCGAAGTCGATGGCGAAGACGCCGCGACCACCAACTTCGGTTTCGGGGTCTGCCTCTTCGTTGTGGTCGACCAGGTGGGCGCAGGTGTCGCCGTCCTGGTAGGTCAGCGGGATCTGCCCCGGGGCGACGTAGACGCCGCGCTGGTTCATCCACTGGCGGCGCTGGTCTTCGATCTGGGCGCCGCAGCATTCGCAGGTAAGGCGGGCCTCCTGTTTCGCGTGGCGGGGCGATGCGCCTTTGGGCCACCACAGCAAAGAGAAGCGGGGAACGAAGTAGTCGCCGCAGTGGGGACAGGGGACCGCCCATTCGTGGCGGCTCCCCTCTTGCCACAGTCGCCAGATCGGCGAGTTGATGTTTTCCTGCTTTTCTACGCCCCAGTGCTTGAAGCCGGTTCGCGGTTCTTCGATCACTTCCACATGGCCGATCTTCGGGGTGGAGGTGACGCCGGTCTTGCCGTCAGGGTAGGTGCCAGAGCGGGCGTCGGCCTGTTCCACGGGATCGCCCTCCCCAGCGGTGTCTCTGCCCATGCGGTCGAGCTCGTCGACAATGACGATGGCGGCGGAGTCAGAGGCCAGCTCGGTGGCCGATCCGGCCCAGCCCAGGCGCAGCGATACGCCGGAGATCCGCTTGTGGTGTTTGGTGCTTCGCTTTCCCTTGGCCATCTTCGACCAGAGCGAAGGGGCGGACTTGAGCATCTCTTCGAGCTTGGGTTCCACCACGTTGTCGATATTCGACTGGGTTGGACCGACATAGATCACCGGTGCCGGATCATCATCCAGTCGCCAGCCGATGACGTTGAAGCTGCAGGCCGACTTGCCCATCTGGGTGGCCATGATGTAGACCACCCGGTGAACGCCTGGAAGAGCGAAGGCCCGCTGGATGCCGATGGTGTAGGGG